TCAGCACCGACCCGAGCTGGTATCAGTGCAAGTTCTGCGATGCGCACGAGTTCTGCCACGAGACCAAGACCACCAAGCACGTCAACTGCCGCACCTGCGCGCACAGCACGGCCAAGGAGGACAGCACATGGCGCTGCGAGCGCCACGAGGCCGATGGCATCCCTGTCGAGTTCCAGCGCCAGGCTTGCGACAGTCACGTCCTGCACCCTGACTTGGTTCCCTGGGAGCGCAAGGACGGCCTGGACCAGTGGACGGCTGTCTACGTCATCGAAGGCCGCGATGTGGCCAACGGTGAAGGCGATGCGCACGTCTACACCAGCCGCGAGATTCTGGCTAATCCAAAAATGTGTAGCTTGGGCGATGAATATGTGGAGAACATGCGCGCAGAGTGCGGCGGGAGGATTGTTGGATGAATGGGAGTCTAAATGAGTTGGCTTTATTCGCAGGCGCTGGTGGAGGAATACTTGGTGGACACCTCCTTGGATGGCGAACAGTCTGTGCAGTTGAGTGGGAACCCTACGCAGCTAGCGTACTTGTCGCCAGACAAAATGACGGAATACTCCCGCCTTTCCCGATTTGGGATGATGTTCAAACCTTTGACGGTAGACCGTGGCGCGGTCGTGTTGATGTCGTATCTGGCGGCTTTCCCTGTCAAGCCTATTCATCAGCGGCTCGAGGCCGCAATACAGCGGACGACCTTTGGCCGGAGATGCGGAGAGTCGTGGCAGATGTCGCTCCTAGGTACGTTTTTGCCGAAAACGTCAGCCGAGTTGCGATTGACCAAGCGGCCAATGACCTTGAGCAGATGGGTTACAAAACCAAAGCACTTGCCTTATCCGCGCAGGACTTGGGTGCTGACCACATTCGGCCACGATACTGGTTACTTGCATACGCCGACGACAATCGCAAATTTTTGCGCACCATCAATGCAAAAACACCCGTCTTGCAGAGAGTGGGTAAAAACGTTTGGGAAAGTTACGCCACTGAACTACGAATGGCTGATGGGATGGCCTCTCGGGTGGACAGGCTTAAGGCCGTTGGAAATGGGCAGGTGCCATTATGCGCAGCAGAAGCATGGAGGATTTTGACAAATGCTTCGTGACTATCAACAGCGCACTATTGATCAGCTATACGCATGGTTTGAGGCTGGCGGTAAAGGCAATCCGTGCCTGGTGCTGCCGACTGGATCTGGAAAGAGCCATATCGTTGCTGCACTGTGCAAAGATGCTCTGCAAAACTGGCCCGATACGCGCGTGTTGATGCTCACGCACGTTAAGGAGCTGATTGAACAGAACGCCGAGAAGATGCGTCTGCATTGGCCAGGTGCGCCAATGGGTATCTATAGCGCCAGCATTGGAAAGAAGCAACTCGGTGAGCCGATCACATTCGCTGGCATTCAGTCCATCCGCACCAAGGCCAAGCAGATCGGCCACGTTGACCTGGTGATCATCGACGAGTGCCACCTGGTCAACCACAAGGACGAAGGCGGGTATCGCCAGTTCCTGGCCGACCTGAAGGCCATCAACCCTGCGTTGCGTGTCATCGGACTGACGGCAACGCCTTACCGCCTGGGGCACGGCCTGATCACCGACAAGCCTGCGCTGTTCGATGACCTGATCGAGCCTGTCAGCATCGAAGAGCTGGTGTTCAAGGGATACCTGGCCACGCTGCGCAGCAAGGTCACCAAGGCCAAGCTGGACACCACTGGCGTCCACAAGCGTGGTGGCGAGTTCATCGAGTCCGAGCTGCAGGCTGCAGTCGACACCGACGACAACAACCAGAAGGTGGTGCGCGAGGTCATCGACCTGGCTGGCGACCGCAAGGCCTGGCTCGTGTTCTGCACTGGCGTCAAGCACGCCCAGCACGTGGCCGAAGTCCTGCGCCAGCATGGCGTGACGGCTGAGTGCGTGACAGGCGAAACGCCGAAGAAGGAGCGCGAGTACCTGCTGACCGAGTTCAAAGCAGGCCGCATCCGAGCGCTCACCAACGCCAACGTGCTGACCACCGGCTTCGACTACCCTGACATTGACCTGATCGCCATGCTTCGCCCAACCATGTCGGCCAGCCTGTACGTGCAGATGGCAGGCCGGGGCATGCGGGTCAAGAGCCACACCGACCACTGCCTGGTGCTGGACTTCGCCGGGGTGGTGGCCACGCATGGGCCGATCACGGCCGTGCAGCCGCCCAAGAAGGCAGGCGACGGCAACGGGGAAGCGCCGGTCAAGGTCTGCGACAACTGCGGAGAGTTGTGCGCCATCGCGGTGGCCACATGCCCGGCCTGCGGCCATCCTTTCCCAGAGCCGGAGCGCAAGAAGCTGGAGCTGCGCAACGACGACATCATGGGCCTGGAAGGCAGCGACCTGGAGGTCACTTCCTGGAGCTGGCGCAAGCACGTCAGCCGCGCATCAGGCAAGGAGATGCTGTCCTGCACCTACTATGGCAGTCTGTCGGACAAGCCCATCACCGAGTACCTGCCGGTGCTGCATGAAGGATATGCCGGCCAGCGTGCGCTGCAGCAGCTCTTCACGATGGCCAATGCTGCTGGCGCGCATCTGGCTGATGCAGTCAAGATGGAAGGCAGCGAAGGCCTGGAGTACCTGGCCGCGCAGATGAGCAGCAGCAGGCCGCCAAAGGCCATCGAGTACCGCATGGATGGGAAGTTTCACCGAGTCATCAAAAGGAGTTGGACATGAGCTGGTCAGAGATTGAAATGAAGGTCATCAGGTGGGCCGAGGACAGGCGCATCATTCCCAATGGCACGCCTGTGAGCCAGTTGCTCAAGGCCGTGAGCGAGATGGGAGAGCTGGCCGATGCCGAAGGTAAGCGCGACCGTGCCGCCATCGAGGACGCTGTGGGTGATGTCCTAGTGTGCCTGATCAACTACTGCGCGCTGCGCGACCTGGACATGACGCGCTGCCTGGCCGGTGCCTATGAGCAGATCAAGGACCGTCGAGGCACGCTGATGCCTGATGGCACGTTTGTGAAGGCACAGGCATGACCACCAGACCACCAGAGCCAGAGTTCCTGATCCAGTGGCGCGAGTGGATGCGCGCCGGGCCGCCCAAGTGCTGCCATACCTGCGAGCACTACGGGATCGACGGCCTGTGCGTGGAGTTCTTCATGCGGCCGCCTGACGACTTTGCAGCCACTGTGGACGCCTGCGACAAGTGGGAATGGGAGATTCCGTTTTGATCACCGACCGCATACCCACCGAGCACGAGGAGCAGCGCGAGCTGGTGCGCTGGTTTCGGCAGACATGGCCAGGCGTGCGCATCCATGCCATCCCCAATGGTGGCGCGCGCAGCAAGGCCACCGCTGGCCGCCTGAAGGCCGAAGGCGTGGCCTCTGGCGTGCCCGACCTGTTTGTGCCGGCCTGGCGCTTGTGGGTCGAGATGAAGCGCGCCAAAGGTGGCAGCCTCAGCCCAGAGCAGAAGGACTGGATCAAATACTTGGAAGGTGTGGGATATTGGGTTATAGTGGGAAAAGGTGCGGATCATGCCAAGCAGCAGATCAGCGCTTTTTTCACCACCAACCAAGGAACCCAATGAGCACTCGCATCTACCTGGTCACCGATACGGAGACCAACAAGCACCGCCTGATCCGTGCAGGCAACCAGGCGCAGGCCATCAGGCATGCTGCCCAGACCCGATTCGACATCGAGGTGGCCGGTCAGGACGACCTGGTCAGCCTGCTGACGCATGGCGTGCCTGTCGAGCTGGCCACCGGCCAGGCCACCGCCGATATGTTCGAGGAGGCCGCAATGGTCAATGCTGGAGGGACTGACTGATGAAACGCTATGTCGGAACCAAAATCATCCACGCTGTTGATGAGAAGCACAGCGAATCTGGCCTTGAAGGTTACCGCGTGCGATATGCAGATGGCTACGAGTCATGGTCGCCAAAAGAAGCGTTCGAGGATGCCTACCGCGAATGTGATTCCATGACATTTGGCCTGGCGCTTGAGCTTCTTAAGAAAGGCATGCACGTTTGCCGCGCAGGCTGGAATGGCAAAGGCATGTGGCTGGAGTTGCAGCGTCCTGACGAGCACAGCAAGATGACGCTGCCTTACGTCTACCTGAACTACCCTGCAGACGCACAGAACACACCTGGCGCGCGTGTTCCTTGGCTGGCGAGTCAGACCGACATGCTGGCCGAAGACTGGAAAGTGGTGATCTGATGAAAGAGCCGACCACTTCCAAGTCGTCGGTTTCGGCCGTCAAGGACCGATACCTGACGATCCGCGTGCCGCCAGAGGTCGAGCTGGCGCTGCGCCGCCAGGCTGACGCTGACACCAGGACGCTGGCCGCCCAGGTGTTGCACTACATCAAGCAGGGACTGGCCAAGAGCCAGGAGGAGGCTGCCGCATGAAGCTGCGTCCTCGCCTTTCTGTGCAGTGGTTTCCTCGCCGCTGGCCATACTTCGCCATTGGATTTAACCGTGGCGAGTTCCACCTGTATCTGTGGATCGTCGAGATCGAGGTCTGGAGGTCGTACTGATGGCTGCAGACAGCCCAAACGACAAGCGCCACATCCTGGTGGCGATGCTGAGGCCTTCACCGATCAGCCTGGCCGCGTGCCAGGTCATCGGTGGGCCTCGGCCTCCGGCCGTCGCCGTGTTCTTTGACCGTGAGCAGGGCACTATCAGCCTGGTGGATGTGGTCGCGCCATGAAGAAGTCAGGTAAGCGCCGGCCTGTTGGCAGGCCGGTGACCTACACACACTGGGACGAGCTGATGGCCAGCGCCAGCGAGCCGCTGCCGCAAGAGCAGCGCACCTACCAGCTCACGCGCATGTACCAGGGGCTGCACGCCCTGGAGACGGCCGCGGAGCCTGGCAAAGAGGACTGGCGGGTCGTCAGCGATGCCGTCAACATGCTGGAGACCCTGGTGGTCGAGATGCAGGTCTGCGAGGACGCCAGTGGCCTGCTGATGGATGCCATCCGCGGCCTGGCAGTGGCCGGCCAGCGCCACAAGCGCGAAGGCAAACCCATCCGGCTGGACGGTCCTGGCATCCAGGCTGTGCGCACCGTCCTGGCCAACTATGCCGAGCTGCTGGACATGCTGCCGGCACGCACCATGATCAGGTGCCACCGCCTGACCGAGAAGCGCATCCACGCCATTCTGGATGGCCGCAAGCGGCCGCACGATGTGGAGATTGTCTAGGGGTTTTCACTTACTTGCGTGCATCGTGGGAAATCGTGGTAAGATGTGGCCATCGCAACCAACCAGCAAGGAGCTGACCGTGAATGCAACCACCACCACCAAGCAAGTCAACCAGCAAGCCGTCTACGGCTGCAACATCGAGGACTTCGTCGACAACGTCTTCGAGTCCATCACCTACCAAGCCTGTGGCGTCAACATGGTTGTGTCTGGCCTGATGTCTGATGCCCAAGAGCAGATGGCGCATGGCGATGTCGAAGGCGCACGCCAGACACTGAATCGTGCCAAGTACCTGATGTCGCAGACGATGCAAGGCAAGCTGATGGCCGTGCGTGGCGTCTGATCAACCAGCGCCCTCCGGGGCGCTTCAACAACCACCAAGGAGAACACCATGAACAAGACCCAGAAGCGCGAGATCGAGAAGGCGCGCGACTTCCACAGCCTTGGCCACTACGAGACGGCCGCGCGCATCCTGTCCACCTGCCAGCGCTGCTCCATGACCAAGCGCGACCAGCAGGCCATCATCGAAGTGGCGCAGGAGCTGGACCTGATGCGCTTCATGCGCATCGAGAACGGCTGCCTCGTGACCGACTGAAGGAGACCACCATGCAACTCAAGCGCTACCACGTCATCCTGGGCCTGATCGGCCTGGTGATCGCAATGGGCATCGTCGGCCAGTCCGACTTCGAGGAGGCAGAGCGCCAGCAGGCCGAATACTGCGAGATGGTCAAGCTGTGGAAGCAGACCAAAGGCCAGGCCGGCTGGCCTGCCTACAACGGTGAAGGCATGTGCCGGTGAGCTGCAATCAGAACTGCCGCCAGGGCCGGTCCTGCAACTGCGCAGGTTGGCATGTGGTGCCGCTGCATGACCTGCGCGAGCACGAGGTCAATGGCTCGTGCTGGTGTAAGCCCACGCTGGACGAAAGCGTCTGGCTGCACCATTCGATGGATGGCCGGGAGGCCTTTGAGACTGGCGAGCGCCAGCCGTCTTGATCAGCGCTTGAGCGCGCCTGCAATGCTCGGTGCGATCTTTTCGACGCTGCGGCCGACCACATAGCCGCCCAGGCCGAACTCGATGATCGACCACAGCTTGAGGTACTCGGCCTCGCTGAGGTTCGGAGCCACCCAGCCCATCCACCTGGCCACGATCAGTGCCGTGAACGTGATCATGGTCAATGGCCGCCAGTTGGCTGCCAGCCAGTGCGTGCTGGCCGCTTCGGTCTGGATGATCTTGGCCGCCGCCTGCTCGATCTCGCCCTGGTGCTCCAGGAGCTGCCGCAAGGCCTCTGCTTCGGCCTTGGCGCGTTCCGCAGGGTCTGGGAATAGGTTGGCCACCACCTTGCCGACAATCGGTGCCAGGGCTGGTATCAGGGCTTGAATCATGGGTATTTCCTCCGGTCCAGCTCAAAGTGGGGGCCGTCCTTGAATGTGCGCCAGTCACCACCCCAGACGATGGCCACGTCCAGCTCCTTGGCAGCCTCTTTCATGGCCGCCGCGATCTTGTGATACAGCGGCCAATCCCAGCGCACCTCCTCATCGATCCATGCGCCAAGATCGACAGCGTGGCCGGTGATGTGGCGTGAGTTGAGCGTCTGACTGGCACCTGCCTCGACCAGCTTCTTCTGGCGCAGTGGATCGCGCAGACCCTCCAGCACCGTGAAGTCCACCGTGGTGATCTCGATGGCGCGCTCGACAACCTTCACCAGGTCTTCATGCACGCCTCTGAGCCTTGCAATCGAACGGGGGCCGAGCTTGTACATGGTCAGTGTTTCCAGAGGCTGATGATGTAGCCGATTAGGACTGAGATGCCAGACACGATGCTCATGCCGAACCACAGGCCGCCCTTACCCTTGTTGGCCAGGGCCAGCAGCTCCTCAATGTTGCGCTCCAGCTTGTCGACCTTTTTGTCCATCTCCTGGACCTTCTGCCAGAGCACGCCATACTTGACCAGGTCAATGCCCTCTTGTTGTTCCTGCAGCATCGTGTCTGCCTCCATCACAGGCCTTCGCCTGGGGTCATGTAGACCGTCGAGGCAGCACCACCAGCACTGAAATACGACCCAGCAGGGAAGCGCAGGATTTCAACTGCGCCAGGAAGCAGAGGGATGCCAGGAGCCGGATTGCCTGACACAGCAGCGGCTGCGTTTGTCTGAGCTGCAGTTGCAGTCGGTCCAAAACCAAGATGGACCAGGTTAGCTCCTGCATTGACGACACGCATCTGTCCTGCCACATGAGCTGAGAAACGCTCATAAACAGGTGCCTGAACGCCAACAGGAGCCAGAGCTGCGGCTGTGATGGCGATGGTCTCGCCTTGCGGGTTGAATGCGATCTGGGAATTGATGGCCATGATGACTCCTTAGAAAATTGATGGTTGAACGACTTTGTTCTTTCGACGTGTGTACATATACCGACCCACACCAGCGATTTGGTTTCCAGTGTAGTAGTTGATGCTCGCCAGGTGCCCGTTGAGATAGTTTGTCCCATCCGATCCAATCCTGGCCTGCGTCACAGTCGGAATTGATGCGCTGGTGTCCGTGACAGGAGTTCCGTTGTTCAGCTTGGCTGCGCAGTTGTTCGTGTTCCAAATGCCGAACAGGTTGTAGGCAGTGTTTGCAGCAATGGTTCCAGCATCAATCTGTGCTTGTGGAGCGCCGTTGTCGACGATGTACAGCTCCGGGTTGGTGGTGTTTCCACGCAGCACGATGATCTCGTTTGCAGTGCCATCATCAAACTGAATCAGAGGCCTTGTTCCAGAGACTGTCGATGGCGTAGCTTGCACCTGGGCACCACCGGCCAATGCTTGCCAAAAGCTGCTGAAGTTCACACCAGTGATGGTGGCCACATCGGCATTGCGTGTCACGAGAGCAGTCGTTGTCGGGATGTAGCTGGACAAAACCAGCCCTGGCTCAAACTGAGCGCCCCAGCAAACCATAGCGTTCGCAGGGTTGCCAACGTAGGTAGCAGCAATACCTCCACTTGCGCCGTTGTTGTTGATGCGGATGGTCGTGTTGGCAAGAACTCCTGCGACACCAACATACAGCCGATACCAGCCATTGCCGTAATTGACCGCGCCGAATGTCGTCGCACCTACGTTGACAACAGCACCGTTATTCAAGTCGATGTATGCGCCAACACCAGAAATTCTGATCGACGCATATCGACTTCCTGCGCTTTTGATGAAGCAACTGAAGGTGTAATCGCCTGCTGCGTTGACCAGCACCTTGTCGAGCCGATGCTGGGCATTGGCCGCAGTCTCGAACAACGAGTCGGCGTTCTGAGTCCCATCTGGCGAGACCGTGGTGTTTGCAGATGGAGTCAAGTTGATCGCACCCCATCCAGTGACACCGCCATTGGTGAAGTCCTGGCTGTAGGTGCAGATGTTGTTCGTCTGCCCTTCAACCAACAGGCCTCGCGCAGCCAAAGTGACTGGCGTGTAATCGAAGCGTGGCGTGTCGGCAGCGACAGTCTCAACCAGCCCTGATGCGTTCACGCGGGTGGCAGTTGCGCCAGCCCTTGTGAACGTGATCAGAGGATCGAGAGACCCGCTGAGGAAGTTCAGCGCCAGAGCTGGCGTCGTCATACCACTGCTCCAGTCGCGTCAACCCAGTTTGTACCATTGAACCAGATCGGCTTCCCAGCAGCAGCCAGCGTGGTGTCGAGGTACAGCAAGCCAATCTGAGCAGACGCCGTTGAGGTCACGCTCGGACGGTTCGGCGTTGTTCCGATATACGTCTGTGCGCCAATTTGACGCCAGCCAAGCGTGTCGTTGTAGACGAATATCTCGTTGGAAATTGTCGCTCCAGAGTTGCCAACGCTGAACGTGATGTCGCCATCAACAGGCGCCTGCTGACCAGTAAAAACACCGGGAGTGGCTAGGTATTCCTCCACACGCTCACGGCCACCATGAACAATACGGAAAGGAGCACCAAAATCGCCACTGAACCCATCGATTTGAACAGCGCCAGGGCCTGTGAGATCAAGCCCGTTGGTTGGTCCGTTGTAGTAGTTGTAGGTGCTGAACTCGTTGTACCCGATGCGAAAGGTAGAGCTTACGCCCTTGTCCTCCCAGATGATTGTTGCACTTGCGTGACCAGACAGCGTGCAATTCTTCAGTGAACCTGCAAATACAGGAACGGTATATGGGGCCAGCGTGTTTGCTGGGTCGATTGTCATTTCCACGCCGTCCATGTGCAACTCATAGGACGATGGCGTTGAGATTCCGAACGAAAGTGCCGTCGCAGCAGGGTTGCGCAGGTTCCACTCGGTGTCTTTGATAAACAGCCGAGCAGTCCCAATGCCGCCAGAGCCAACACGAGTACCACCGTTGCCGTCAATCACACAGTTCTCGATGTAGAAGTCACCGATGTAACCGGGCGTAGTTCCAGCTGCAAATGGGTTGATCCGCAAGCAAGCCGAATTATTTAGGGCGGCACCAACACTACTCAGATACGCGCCATTGATGAAGCGGATATTAGTTATACCGCCATCAATGGCGGCTCCGCCGCTAACATAGAGAACTGCTTGCCCAGCGATATATTGACCGCCATCAAAAACAATTTCCTCTACGTTATATCCAGCCACATTGGAACCGTCAATGTAGATCGCACCAGCAGTCGATGCTGCCTGCTCATCCACATCGGCATTGATGATTCGCACGTTGCGGGTGTTGATGAAGTTGAAAGCGCCGCGCTGGTTGTTGCGGGTCTTAATGTTGATGACTGTCCAATTAGTCTGCGTGTTGCCGTTGTTCGGTTCCCAGTCAATGGCGTGACCAAACGACGACCCATTGGTGTCTCGAATCTCTCCGCCGATGATGGTGCCGTCATCGTTTCGGACAACAGAAATGCCCTGCCGGTAGTTGGCGATCATGACCGGGTTGATGACCGTGTGACCGTAGCCACCGAACGCATCACCGTATGCAGTGCCGAAGTACAGGCCATCCGTGCCCCACAGGTAGCAGGTCACGTTCTCGGTGAGCGTGTTGGTGCAGCCGCGATAGATGACGCCCATCGCAGCGCCATCGGCGTAGCCAAGACCACCAGCCGCAGGCAGCGTAGCAGTTGCCTCGATGCGCAGACCTTTCACACCAACATGGTCGCAATCACCTTGGGCAGCGCTGGCACGGAACTGGAACACAGACTCGTCCAGCGAAGCCACGTTCGGGTTGCCGCGATACCAGGCTGGGTTCATGTTGAACTTTGCTGTTGCGCCGTACCCTGTGTGGTAGCAGTTCTTCACGTCGACCAGTTCAACAGCACCACGCCACAGATTCGGAGTGCCGTTGTAGGTCGGGTTCAAATATGCGGTGAACTCGTACGGGTCATCTGCGCCAGGCCAGACGATCTCGCAGTTGCCTCCGAGGCTGTTGACGTATGTGGCCAGGTTCGCATAGTTGTCGCAGTTTGTGATGGCATTCGCTGCGCCTGGCAGCACGCCAAAGTCCTGCACATTGATCTGCCGACGAAGCACGCTCTGCACAGTGGTCTGGACTGCTCCAGCGCCTGCGGCCGTGTACGTCACCTGAGATGCATCGACTCCAGTGATGACGGCCTCGCTGTAGCGCTCAGTCGCCACTGGAGCGCTGTAGACAGTGCTGCCATTGCGGTTCATCACGCGGATGCTGTAGTCGCTGTTGACGTACAGGCGCGCAGGCGTGCCACTGTTGACCGGATAGCCGCCACGAGTGCGAATTGGCTGGCCTGCCGGGATGGTCAAGGCCGCGTCCCAGTAGACGGTAATCGGATTGCCTTGCGGGTCAAGGTTGGCCTGACCGATCCAGACAAAGCCATCCTCAAGAGGTTGGCCATCGATGTCCGTGAAAATCGGGTAGACGGGTTGAATGCTGAGTGCGGACATTACTGGTTCTCCTGTTCAAATTGGCGTCCTGTCTGGACAGCGGATTGCAACCACTGCACGCGCGCGTCCAGAGATTGTGG